GCATATCTTACAAGTAAGTCAATTAATTGGGCTGATTCTAGTATGAGTAGCCTAGGTGGACAATTTGCAAAGGCAGTTGGATATGCTAGACAAGGTGGATCAGAAACTGCAAAGCGTGTTGGCATTGGTCAAGGCTTCTTACAGAAACTAATTAACGGCGAACTAACTCCGTTATCAAGTTTAACTACAACACCTCCTCCGGGAAGTGGTACGTTGGAGATTAGTTAATGCCAGAAGTAACTAGGGCATCTATAGACAGCCACGTTGGGCATGCTAGTCCTTCGCCTAGTCCGTTTCATCAGACAGCATATGCTGTACCTGGTAACACAGTATATGCAAATGGCAACCAAGTAATTAAGGTTGGCGATCTAACTACATGTGGTGATCCAGCTACTGCTGGCAGTGGAACTGTATTTGTAAATGGGCAAGCTATTCACAGGAAAGATGACGCTACTGGAGGCCATGGAAGCTGGGTTCCAAATGCTTCAAATTCTGGCAGTTCAGACGTTTTTGCAGGAGGATAAATACAATATGGCCACAGATTTATATAAACAAATTAAAGTAACAACAGCTAAACAAGCACAGCCTGCTATCGGCCAAAAAGCCTATAGAGGATTTAGCACAGTCAATCCGGGAAACAATTCCTTCCAGCAATATGACATAGCAGTAATTAAACAAAATTTGCTTAATCATTTTAACATTAGGCAAGGTGAAAAATTATCTGATCCTAACTTTGGTTGTATTATTTGGGAGGCGTTATACGAGCCGTTGACAACCCAGCTTAAAGAAGCAATTACTGCAAACGTTACAAACATTATAAACTATGATCCAAGAACGATTGCTGACAATGTACTAGTATCAGAGTATGAATCGGGTCTTCAGATCGAGTGTACAGTTACATATTTAACATATAATATTAGCGAATCCTTGCAAATGCAGTTTGATAAAGATGCTGGATTAATATAGCCGAATTAACTACTAGCTTTATTGTTTTCAATAAATACTTGTAGAGATTAGATAAGGATAACCGATGTCATCAACCGACAGACAGAATAGACTGCTACTTGCAGAAGACTGGACAAAAGTCTACCAAAGTTTTCGAAATGCAGAGTTTCGTAGCTATGACTTTGACACATTAAGAAGATCAATGATCACATATCTAAGGAATAACTATCCTGAAGATTTTAACGATTATATTGACACATCAGAGTATCTTGCACTAATTGATATGATTGCCTTCCTTGGGCAAAATATTAGTTATAGAGTTGACTTGAATGCAAGAGAAAACTTCTTAGAACTTGCAGAGCGTAGAGAATCAGTTCTCCGCATGGCACGTATGTTGTCTTATAATGCAAAGCGTAATCAAGCCGCTAACGGTCTTATTAAGTTTGAGACAGTAGCAACTACAGAAGAAATAATTGATAGTAACGGCATTAACTTATCTGATCAAACTATTATTTGGAACGACCCTAGCAACATAAATTGGACAGAACAGTTTAGACGGGTACTTAATGCGGCCCTGCCTAGAAACAACACAGTTGGAAAACCAGCAAAGTCTCTACAAGTTGACGGAGTACTAACACAACAATATAGATTTAGATCTACTAATTCAGATGTTCCAGTCTTTGGTTTCGCAAAGGGCGTAAACGGACTTCAAACACAATTTGAAATAGTATCAACTGACGTTAATTCTAATACCTCCCAAATTAAGGAAGAAAATCCAGTACCTGGAAATAGTTTAGCATTTCTTTATAGAGAAGATGGCAGAGGAACTAGCAGTGCAAACACAGGATACTTTTTACACTTTAGACAGGGTACAATGCAGTCTGCTAATTTTAATGTTAGCAACCCAACATCAAATCAAGTAATTGCAATCGACGCACAAGACATTAATAATTCTGATGTATGGTTATATCAACTTGACGAAAACGGTAACCCGGAAACTTTATGGACTCAAGTAGATGCAATCGAAGGTAATAATGCAATATACAACAGTGTAAATAAAAAAATTAGAAACTTTTATGTTGTGCAAACTAGAGCCAACGATCAGATTAGTTTAGTATTTGCTGATGGTACTTTTGGAAATATTCCAAATGGTAATTTTAGAGTATACTACAGACAAAGTGCTAACAGATCTATGAAGGTTGTTCCTAGTGAATTAACTAGTATTACATTTAGCTTTCCATATTTGGCTACTAGTGGAAAAACAGAAACTTTAACAGTTGGCGTAGAACTAAAACAAGCAGTTACTAACGCTACTAATAGTGAATCATCTTCTAGCATTAAGCAAAATGCACCACAAACATACTATACACAAAATAGAATGGTAACCGGTGAAGATTATAATATTGTTCCGTTAACAGCAAACCAAGAAATTATAAAAGTTAAATCAACAAACAGGGTTAGTAGCGGAATTAGTAGATATTTTGATCTCAAAGATGCTACAGGAAAATATTCAAGTACAAACTTGTTTGGCTCTGACGGTGTACTTTATAGAGAAAAATATGAAAGTAAAGCGTCATTTACTTTTTCAACTCAAACGGATATTGAAGGAACTATTGAAAATACAATTCTTCCTACTATACAAAATAGAGCAATTAGCAATTATTACTTTGCAAACTATGCAAAGATTATTGTTAGTGATCTTAGTGCCACTTGGCAACAATCAACTAAGACAACTAATAGTTCATCAGGCCTATTAAATAATATCAGTAGTGTTCCGTATCAAATTGGAACATTTACTGGTGGCTCGTTAAAATATGTAGAAGCTGGCGCATTATTAAAGTTTGTTCCTCCTGTAGGATTTTACTTTGTTGATAATGGCAAGTTAACTAGTAATGCCAGTGCCAAAGGCGCAAGTACATACAAGTGGGTTAAAGTTATTAGTACTGCCGGATCGGGTGCATCTGTTAATAGCACAACCGGTGAAGGGCCTATTGTCCTTAATGAAATACTTCCAGCTAACAGTGTACTTGAAGAAATTAAACCAAAACTAGTAAAAGATATTACCACTGATGTAAGATCACAAATTATTGACCAAGTATTTGCTTATAAAACTTTTGGGTTACGCTACGACCAAGTTAATAGAATTTGGCGTGTTATCATTAACGAAAACTTAAATGTAAATGATGTGTTTAGTAATGGTAAAACTGGTGACGTAACTAATAACCAATTAGACTCAAGTTGGTTGGTATTATTCCAAACTAACGGAGAGACTTACACTGTTACTAACAGGGGATTGCGATATGTATTTGAAAGTGATAAAGAGCTATCATTTTACTTTGATGGGCAAAACAAAATCTATGACTCTTCAACAGGCCAACTAGTTAAAGATAAAATTGGTATTATGAATTTTAATACTAAGCCCGATGTATTGACAGCATTTAATAATGATGTTAATTGGGAAATTGTAAAAGAATTTAGAAACACAGACGGATACGTTAATAGTAAAAAAGTAGAAGTTAGTTTTTACGATTTAAATGATGACGGTAGTATTGACGACCCAGATGTATTTGACGTAGTAGTTGCTCCATTAACTAATACATCAACAAAATATATTTTCTTAAAGAAGGTAGAGTCAGATCAAGGATTTAGTAAGTATAATTTCTATAGCGACAGTAACTTAATTAATGTTGTATCTACTGAAACTGAGATTGGTGCATATAGTCAATATACATCAGGACAAGTATTTTATATTATAGATAGCAATAATTTCAAAGTGTTAAATAATAGTGTGCTAATAGTTACAGCAGACTATAAAGCACACATTGGAAGAAGTAATTTAAAGTTCCAGTACGTACACAGTGCCGATGAAGGAAATAGAATTGATCCTAGTGCAAGCAATATTATAGATGTATATATGTTGACTAAAACATATGATACTAATTTTAGAAAATATATTACAGGATCTATTACTAATCCCCCGTTGCCTCCTAGTACAGATGAATTATATCAAAACTATGGCAGAACAATTAACCAATATAAATCAATAAGTGATGAAGTAATTTATCACTCGGTTGAATATAAACCGTTATTTGGAGCACACGCACAAGATAATTTGCAAGCAACATTTAAAATTGTAAAAAATAATGGTCAAGTAATTAATGATAATGAAATAAGAACACTTGTTATTACTGCAATTAATCAATTTTTTGCATTAGAAAATTGGGACTTTGGAGATACATTCCATTTTACAGAACTTGCAACGTATGTAATGAACCAAGTAGCACCGGATGTAGTTAATATTCTTCTTGTACCAAAACAAGCAACACAGGGGTTTGGTAGCTTGTATGAAGTTAAAGCAGAAAATAACGAAATCTTTATTAATGATGCAACTGTTGCTGATGTTGAAATTATTGACTCTGTAACAGCTTCTAGAATACAAGCATCAGGTAATATAATTACAGCTACTAACACAACAAACACAGGTATTAAGAGTCAAGCGTTGACAACAAGTACTACAACTACAACAACTACAGCAACTACA